CATCCGCCTATGCGCCGCGACGGGTTCAACGTCGCGGCTAGGGTTTAAGCGCGCCTAGATCCGACACGCCCCACACGCCCTAAGAGCCCCCGCCCCCGCGCGGGGGCTTTTCCTTTTGTCCATCTTGACGCCCTACCCCTACCCGCCCCGGCATACACCCCCGAAAAACGCCCCCAGGACGCGCGCTAGGCTTTTCGGCTACCCCCATAGCCCCCGCCCCCGTTGCGCCTATCCGGCGGCCCGCCTATCGCGTGCTTGCCCTATCCGCCCGCCCCGCCCGTCACCCCCTGCCCGCCGCGGCGCAACCGCCGCGCTTGGCCTGCATGACGCGCGCGTGATGTCCTCCCTCTTGGCCGACCGGCGGGGCGGCTCAGTCCTGACCGCTCAAAAGGTTTAGGCAAAATTTTCGAAAGGCGGGGGGCTATGTTCGCGCCGGACAAAATGTCTCTTGGCCGTTGTGTGTCTCTGTTCCCGTATGCTCATCCCGCATGGCGGCGGCGCCTAAAGCGCCAGCCGCAAGTGCGAGAGCATATATATAGGCGACTTGCAGTTACGCCGAAACAACTTGCACCTGAAATTGTTTAGCCTTTTCAGGCACTTGCACACCAACCCGCAACACTTGCAACAACACTACCACCAAAGACTTGCACCTAATAAAATCAATGACTTAGCAGGTACCCCGCAACAGACTTGCAGCAACTTGCAACAGCCGTTTCTGGACAATACGTCCTAAAAACCGAAGCGGGCGAAGACTTTTTGTCCCGCCCGCCCCCTAACCGCCTAAGAGAAAATACCGCCCTCACCGCCCGTTGCGGCACCGGAGCCGCACCTTCGCAACCCGCGCATCCGTGCGTTGGACGGGTGCGCGGCCATCTCGACCAGCCCCTGCTGCGTCCAGAGATCGATGTAGGCCAATGCATCGATCGCCCTGCAATCGAACTTCTGGGCCATGATCCGCGGCCCGTAGCGGTCCTTGGCCTGCGACACGATGGTCCACGGCACGCCCGCATCCCAGGCGTCCTGCAGCGCCTGCATCATGCGTTCCTGCTCGTCCTCGCTGGCCTGCGACTGCTTGATCTCCTCGGCGTCCCTGCGCCTTGGCACGAGCGAGGATTTGTCACCGGCCAAGGCGACGGCTTCGAGGGCATACTGTTCGGTCCATCCGTCCTCGACGTCCTTCTGCTTGGCGCAGGTGAGGTTGACGACGTTCTTCTGCTTCTCGTCCTTGGCCAGTGTGAAGATGAAATCGCCCGCACCGGTGAAGACTGTGGAGCCTCGCATCGCACCGGACTTGCCGGCGTGGTGGACGCCCATGACCGCGCAGTTGAATTTCTGCTGCAGGGCTTCGCAGGCGGTGACGAAGAGGGTCATGTCCTTCTGGAGGTTTTCGTCTGCGCCGGGAATGACGCGCGAAACGGTGTCCACGACGATGAGGTCGATCGGCTTCAGGTCGGCCTCCTGCACGGCCTCTATCAGTGTCTTGATGTCTTCCGGCTTCATGAAGTTGAGGGTTTCGCGGATGAGGGCGAAGCGGCAGTTGTGCTGGTCGAGGTCTTCGAAGGGCCGGTTGTTCTCCCACGCCTGGATGCGCGCCTTGAAGCCCGCCGAGCCCTCGCGGGCCAGATAGATTACCCAGCCTGCGCTGGAGCGGATTTCGTCACCGTGCCACTGCGTCTTTCCGTAGGCGATGTGGAGGGCCAGATCGAGCGCGATGAATGATTTGCCCGCGCCCGGTGCGCCATAGAGAAACCCGAGGCCGCCCTTGGGGATGTGCCGTTCGACCAGGTACTCGTGCGGCTGCATCCCGTCTATGTCGTTGCGGTAGAGGATTTCCAGCTTGCGCTTGGGCTGTGCCTCGCCGGACGCTTCGGCATTGGCCTGGAACATGTCGCTGACCGGATCCGGCTGCACCGGCTGGAAGAACAGTTCGACCGCGTGCTTCTGGAGGTAGTTGATGCCGACGCGGAAGGGCGGCTTGGCGCGATGCCAGTCCGCAAGGGCGATGTCCGGATCGTTCTGACCGTCCTGCCAGCGTTCGCACCAGTCGAGGTAGAGGTCACGCGCCTCGTGCTCGAACCCGTCGGGCGCGGCCGCCTTGATCGCATAGGCCATGCGCACATAGTCCTCGCGGGTGGGGAACATGGCCGAGGTGTTGGGGATGCCCTCCACCGTGCGCTTCAGCGTGTCGAAGCTGTCTGCCTGCAGCGATTCCTGATCGGGCGTCTCGCGCTCGTCCGCTGAGTTGTGGACGCGCGCCTTGGGCAGCGCATCGGCCACTGCCGCAAGGAAGTCGCCGATCTGCTGCGATGTGACTTTGGTGAGCTGGTCGCGGCGCGGGACGCCGTGCGGCCATGTGTAGGGCTTGCCGGTCTTGGGGTGGTTGCCGACCGCGACGAACTGTCGGCCTTCCGAGAGGAGTTCGACCGCCGCCTTCTCTTCCGTGGCTGTGGAGAACGTGACGCGCTTGTAGGTGGTGGCCGGTGGCGCCTCGTAGAGCATCAGGCATTTCGGGTGCTGCCCGAAGCGGACATGCGCGGGGCCGAGGCGTTGCGCGGCCAGCTCGTAGATGATGCGGGCCGCGTCCTTGTCGCGCGTGTCTATGTCCACCGCGAGCAGGCCGTTGCCGGTCTTGATGCCTGTGCTGGCGCCCATGCCGTGCCAGACGTCGAGGTCGCGCTCCTGCGCTTCCATCGCCACGAACTGCATCCCGGTCCACAGGCCATCGTCGCGCCTGTATCCCGGCACCTTGCCGCGCGGATCCTCGCCGGCACGCATTCGCGCCGCTATCTGGCTGCGCTCTGCCACCTCCGCGGCCGGCGGGATGACAGGCACCAGGCGCGTATAGCCGAGGTTCCAGAGTTGGCGGAAAGGATTGTCTGTCATTGCTCTCACCCGAAGCCCAAAATTCAGGGGGCGACAGCCATCCAAGTTACGAGCCGCCGCCCCCGTGTGTCAATTCGTGTCTGCCGCCATTCCGGACAGCCTACCAGCCCGACTCGACGCTTATCCACCACCACGCGCCAAGCACAGCCGCCACGCCGCAGAGCAACCCCGCGCCCAGCCCGTACTCGTATGCGACGAACCCCGCGATGGCCACGATCGCGACCTGCATGAACTGGGACTGGGTCATTCCCGCACCTCCATCGCGCGGAGGATGGCGGGCTTCGGCTTTTCTGTGTTCGGCCAGCCTTGTCGTGCCAACTCAACCGCCAGTTCAAAGCCGCGCGCGGTCAGCACCACGGCGAAGAATTGTTCTCTCGCAAGTCGGCACAGCCCCTTGTCGATCATCTTCTCAGCAACGCGCTGCATGGCCGCTTGTGGGCCGTTTCTGACGTGCAGGGGGCGACTGTCAGTTGCAGCGTAGGCGCGTTTCAACATCAGCCGTTCCGGGCGCGACAGATCGTCAAGTCCCACCGCCTCCCGCAGCTTCCGCACGTCACCCATGATCCACCTCCGTCATATGCTTGCGCGCCCGTTTCTCCCAATCGTGCGGGTCGCGCTGAAACTGGTCCTCGGCCCATAGCTGCGGGGTCAGACTGCGGTGTTCGATCTTTCCCCATGGTTCGCAGGTCAGGTTGTGCCGCTCAACGTAGCGGTCAAACATGCCGCTTTCCTTCCACCCATCTGGGTATTTGGACGCGCCAAGGGTGGCCTCCCGCCGCTGGATCATGTCGAGGTTGCGCCCGCGCACGGTGAGGTTCAGCGCCTCGTTCAGAAGCGCCGTGCAGGTGTCGCAAGCCGTCCGCACGTCACCCATCCTTCCGGCCCTCCCGTATAGCGGCGGCGATGGCTGCGCGACGTTTGCGCCACAACCCCGGCTTGCCCTTACGGTGCATCAACGGCGGGTCAGCGATCTTCGCGCACCGCTCCGTCTCTGCGGCCACCAGCGCCTGCACCTCGGGCAGCGCGGCGAGGACGGCGCGGTCGCGGCGGACGTATTCATGCGGACCCTCTATCCACTCGGCTCCATCTTCCAGTTCGTAGTGCGCTGCCCAACAGTCCATTTCATAAGAAACGCCTCCGATCTCGCCTGCGGTGCAGCCAAGCCATATCCGTTCCGGCCCGCTCATTTCGCGTCACCCCGCAGGGCGGCGAGGAACGCATTGACCGCCGCGAATCCTGTCTGCGCCTTGGCCGCGGCCCAAATGGCCTGCGCCTCCTCCTGCGTCATGCCGTCCGCCGCACCGTTCTGCATGTAGAGCATGTCCCAAAGCAGGCGGGCGGCATCGCGTCTGGCCTCCGCCGCCTTCACCAGCGCATCCACGGGGGCGGGGGCGTCCCGGTGCGTGGCGCAGTCGGCTATGTCGCAGATCGGGCAGACGCGGACGGGGGCAAAGTGCGTTTTTTGCACATTGGTCGCCTCCACCCCGCCCGCCTCTGCGGCCCGCTTGTCGTCCATGTAGGCCATGAACTTCCGGCGCTTGTCGCTGTCCTGACGCGCATCCACGGGGGCGGGGTTGTCCAGTTCCGCTTTGATCTGGTCTATCGTCTTTACGCCTTTAGCGAAAAACTCCGCTGAAGGGGCTTTTGCTGTATCAAAATCCACCCCGCCCGCCTCTGCGGGGGCGAGGGCGGCGCGCTGGTAGTCAGCCTGAGCGTTGGCCTGTGCAGCAGGAAGGGTGTCGTGCCATGTCTCGTCGTGGTGGCAGAGGAAGCGCCCGTTGTGGCCCTGCGTGATGAAGTATTGGAACGGGTATGGCCTACCCATGCAGCCGCCTTCGCTGAACTCGCTGAACACCAGCGGCTTCACCCCCACCCCACGCGCAGGGAGGGCGGCGATGTGCGGGGCTGCATCGTATCCGTCGCGCCATGCTTTGCGGGCAATTTCCACCGCCTCGGTCTTGTCGATCAGGGTCATTGGGTTTCCTCCCGATTTCGCATCGCTTCCCTGTATCCGGCCTGAAAAGCGTTGTTCCAAAGCACCTCGGCCCATGCCTCCATGCCCCAAGAACGGGCGCGGGCGCGAATGTCGTTGGGCATGGTAAGGTTGGCTAGGCGGTAAGCCATTTCCGCATCTGCGGCCCGCTTTTCCGCGATCAGGCGTTTCTCCGTCTCTACGGCTGCGGTGTCGGTCGTAAACTGCATGGCCCACTGTGCGGCGGTCTTGGCGTCACTCATGGCTTTCCTCCGTGATGGCGGCGCGGGCGCGTTTGCCGCCATCTGCTGCAATTGCATAGCGTCCAGCGTCTCCTTCGCTGTGGATCAGGCGGGCAAGGCGAGACTGTTCGCCATACCACTCCAACGCCCCCCGCATCCGCTCCACAGTGGCGGTCAGCTTCTTTACCTCGGCCTCGGCGGCTTCGGCGCGGCGCATGTGCTGGATCATCAGTTCGGCGGCACGATCTCCGCTTTGGACAAGCTGCGCCTCAAGGTCACGGATGGCGGCGATCAGGTCCGCGAGGAGGTTGGCGACCTTTCGCTGTTTTGGACGCATGGCAAGCGCGATGGCCGCGGCTTCACCCTGCGCACACAGGTCGGTGTAATCGGGGGCGGTCATCAGCTAATCCCTCCAAGGTAAATCACGATCTGTCCCGCGCCGTCTTCGGGCACGACCACGCTTTCCGGCACCGCGACGTAGCCATCGGGCGGCGTCACCGTCATCGTCTCCGGATCCAGCGAAAGCTGCGCGTCGATCCGCACCGTGACGGTCAGCCCGTCCAGCGCCAGCTCGAACACCTCGACGAATTGCGTGTGCAGCGTGTCGTTCCGGAACGTCACCACGGCCACCGCGCCGGGCAGCGCGGTCGGCTCGATCTGCACAAAGGCAGTCGGGCCCCACATGTGCACATCGCCGGCAAAAGCGCGGGCAAAGATCGCGCTCCAGATCATCGCGCCCAGAATGACGAAGGGCATGATCCACCACGCCGTGCGAAAGTATGTCTGCATCTCGGCCTCCTCGCTTGATGGGTGGGCGGACGGGCGCCCCACTCGCCCGCCCGCGGCGTCAGGTCACTTCTTGCCTTTGCCCTTGCCCGGGTTGGACTCGTCGTGACCGTCCTCGTCGTTGCCGTGGCCGTTGTTGCAGTCGCCGCGGCAAACCTCGCCGTCGTCTTCCGGGTCTTCGACCGTCTCGCCGCCGTTGTCGTCCTCGACCGTCTCGCCGCCGTTGTCGTCCTCGTCGCCCTCGTCTTCCTCGTCGTCTTCCTGCGGATCGTCATTCTGGACAACGACCGACACCGAAGACACGTCGAAGCCGCCACCGCCGATGTCCTTGCAGGTCGGGTTGTTCGAGTACCCGCCCAGATCGACCTGGAACGCCGGATCGCAGCCCGTGTCACGGTAGCCGTCTTTCTCGTGCGCCGGCAGCCCGAACGGCCCGGCAAACGCCGCAGAGCCGTACAGGATGGCCGTGAGCGTATAGATCGTCTTCTTCATGCTTTCTCTCCTTGAGCCAAGTTCCTGCAGAAGCGCAGGGGATGGGGGCCGCGTCGCAGCCCGCACCGCTGTGCTTCAGCCCCAAAGGGCCATCGCGAGGGCCACCAGTACGATCGTCGGAAACAGGACGTTCATCCGCGCATCCTCCACGCCATTTCGATCTGTTCTTCCCGCGTCGCCGGTCCTGCGTCCCGCCGTGCCTGCGTTCGGATCCGGTTCACCTCGTCCGCGTTCTGCCGGGCCATGTACGCCACGAGGTCCATCTGCTCGTCCGTCAGCCAGAACCGCGGGCAGGGCTTAAAGCCTGCTGCCCGCAGAGCCGTCGCGCCGGCGCTCTTGAGCTCCGACCCGTTGGACACGGTCAGTCCTCGAACTCGCCGACATCGATCTTCTCAGGGACGGCGGTGAACCACGTCTCCTCCGGCCCGCCCGCACCGGCCTCGGTGAACATCATCACCTTGGCGACGCCGCGCTTGGCGAGGTAAAGCTGGTCGAGGATCCGGTGCATGTCGCGCACCTCCTCCTCGCCCGGCTCGTGGTCGAGGAACACCTCGCACATCGCCTCGGCAGTCCAGGCGTCTCCCGCGCTGCGCAGGTGCTCCAGCACCTCGGACGGCAGGAAGGACGAGGCGCGCGCTTCGGGATCGACGATGTGCTTGGCGAACCACGGCGTCCGGTCGGGCTGGGCGTGGTTGGGCACCAGTTCGGCCGTGTAGTCCTGACCGACGCGCAGGTTCAGCCGCTTGACGGCGCTGCGGGAGATGTAGACGCTCTCGCCGTCCACGTCGGCCTTTGCGAAACCGCCGTTCAGGGTGATGCCCACCACGCGGATCGTGCTGCGGACGATCTCTTGGCCGTGGTCAATCGAAGATGCCGAGGTCATCAGATTCATTGTCTTCTCCGTTACTGTCGATGGGTTCCTGAATGGGCGCGGGAAGCGGGCCGAAAAGGGCTTCAAGTGCCTCCCGCGCTGTCGGTGCCTGTCTGGTGAATTGGCTGCCGTCTTGCGTCAAAACCTCCACTGTCACAGGGCCGCCCGGCTCGTAGGCGTAGACCGCCAAGCCGATATGGGGGTAAAGGGCGCGGTACTGGTCGATCACAGGGCAACCCTGATCTTCGGCTCATGGCCCGCGCCCTGCAGAAACTGCGCGATGACCTGTTCGAGCAGGATCGTGCGGCTCCAGCCGCGCTCCTTGGCTTCCCGATCGAGCTGCTCCAGAAGATCGCGGCGCAGCCGTACAGTCGTCACGGCCTTTTCGTCGTTGTCAGGCATCCGTTTGTCTCCGTATGTATGTCATGTGTATGTCAGTTTGCCATACAAGTCAAGCCAGTTGTAGGGCAAAATCTGACAGTGTTTGTCGGCACTTCGGAAACAATCCTCATGCATTCAGTCCTTGCAATATCGGAACTTTTCCCAGCCGCTCGCCACGACCGGCAGGCCCGTCGCCCAGCCCGGCAGGTCGCACAGCAGCCGTTCGAACTCGGCGAGGGTGCCGCGGCCAGACGGGACGTCAGCCACGGCCTCGTCGTGGATCGTCATGACGATCGGGTAGCCCGCCGCCTCGGCCTGCAGCATTCCGTTGGCCATGAGATCGCGTGCGATGGCCTGCACGACGTTCTCCGTCGCGAGGCCGCCGTAGAGGGCAAACCGCTCCCATTTCTTCGTGACGCTGTTGACGCCCAAAGCGGTGACGCTCTTGCCCACCGCGCCCCACGGCGTCTCGCGGTCCTCGATCTTGGGCGCCCCGTAGGCCAGACAACGGCCGGATGGGAGGCGGCACCAGAGGAATCCGCGCCGCACCAGATAGGAGATGCAGCCATAGGTGACGATCTCGCCGGGCTTGGCCACAGCGTCATGCGCCGCCTGCTGCAGCCCCGCCCAGAGCGCGACTGTCTGCGGGTGCTTCTGGCGCCACAGAACCTTGGTGACTTCGGAGGCGATCCAGGCTTCGCGCGTGAGCACGTCGGTGCCGGTGTCGCCCCGCTCCGCGCACTCTTCGTACCGCTCCCCTGCCCGCTCCATGACCTCCGGTTCGGACGTCTCGCGCAGGATCGGGTAGATCGGGGCCATGTCGATGCCGTAGATGTTGGCCATGCTGTAGTAGGCCAGCACGCCCCCGCCGAACCCGAGCGCGAGTTCCGACGCCTTGCCGACCTGCCGCTGCGGCTTCGTCACCTTCTCGGCCGGCACGTTGAAGATGCCCGCCGCGGCCAGCTCGTACATGCCCGCACCACGGCCCTCGTCGTTGGCCACGAAGGCGTCCAGCTTCCACTGCTCGCCCGCCACCCACGCCGTCACACGGCCCTCGATCGACGAATAGTCGGCCGCGAGCAGCCTGTTGCCCGGCGAGGCGGTGATGCAGGACCGCAGCATATCCGATACGGCTGACATGGGCAGGCCATAGGTCAGGTCTATCCACGATGCGTTGCCAAGCAGAAAATCGTCCACGGCCTCCTCGGGCTCTTTGACCGTGCCGGTGCCGCGGGGCATGTTCTGGGTCTGGACCAGACGGCCCGACCAACGGCCCGTGCCCGCGCCGTGGTAGAGGTGGAGGCCGCGCACGCGGTTGTCCTTGCCCATCGTGTTCTGCATGGCCACCAGCTTCGCCGTCGAGGTCTTGGCGGCCTCCTTGCGGATCCCGACCGCCTCGCGCGCAGCGTCGGGCAGATCGGTGGCCAGCAGGTCCTCGATGGCGTTCTTGTTCAGCTTGTCGGCCGGTACGCCCTGCGTGTTCAGCCACGCCGTCAGCGCCGAGACTTGGGAGCACGCCGTGATCTCGAAGCCTGTGGCTCGTGCCATCCGGCGATCGAGCACCTCCTTTGCTTGCTCGGTAACACCCAAGAGGGCTTCGACGAGGCGGCGGTCGATGTGGGCGCCCCGGTCGTTCATCGTCAGCGTGAACTCCCAGACCTTCTGCTCGGCCTCGGACAGCGGCACCAGCAGTTTGCGGAGCGCCCGCTCCACCTCCACGTCCTGCGCGCAGTAGCTGACGAACTTCTGGAAGTCGGCCGGATCATCTTCGGGGTTCGTCCAGTAGGGGCGACCCGGCGTCTCTCCCTTGCGGGCTTTGCGCGGCATCGAGAACTTGCGGATGAGCCGCATTCCGTCCTTGTCCTTCTGCTGCTCCAGCCCCATCGCTTTCGCAGCGCCGTCGAGGCTTTGCGGGATGGACATGGCAGCGGCCTGGGCCATCGTGTCGATCATCTGGTCGATGCGCGGCACGGGCCAGCCGTGGCGGGGGCCGAGGACGACAGTGAACGCCCAGAACTCAAAGGCCGCGTTCCACGCCGCCAGCTTGCCACCACGGGCGATGTGGGCGCGTAGGTCGTCGGGGCAGGGCAGCCCGCAGCGCCAGGTCTGAACCGGCCCGTCGTCGAAGGCATACGCGGCGCAGAGCACGTCGGCGGTCGGGTCTTCAAAGTAGCGGTGCGCGCCGGTCTTCTTCAGATCGGCGGCGCTGCGAGTTTCAAAGTCGATCGAACAGATGGTCACTGGAAAATGTCTCCCTCCAAAATGGACATGTGGCGGACAATGCGCTGCCCGATCCAGCGCATGACAGGCACGGCCATCGAGTTGCCGAGCGCCTTGTACCGCGGGCCGTCCGCTGCGGGCTTGCCGCGATACGGAACGAGCGTGTGATCGTCGGGAAAACCCTGCAGCCGCTCGCACTCGCGCGGCGTGAGGCGGCGGACGGCGAGTGCCTGCGCCACCGCCGGCGACATCTGGTCCCCGCCGTTGCCTGTTCGGATGGTCGGGCATACTTCGCTACCCGCGTCGTTACCGCTGTCATTTGCGGTAAAGGCTATCGCGGGCATGACGCCTGCGTTCGCGTGGCTGTCTCGGTGCCCGCCCGCCCGCATCGTCGGGGCCAGTTCTTCGGTCGCGTCGGCCCCGTAGTCCTTGGCGCTGAACGCCAGAACGTGCGGTTTGTCGCCGCCGCCGCTGGACGCCCGCAGCGCCGTAGCGATCTTGCCGCCCAGCTCGGCCGTCGCGCCTCCATCGCGCCCGCGCAGGGCGACCGTGTGCGCCACAGCAGCGCGCTGCGAGCGGGTCAGCAAGTCGGAGATGCTGGTGTCGCGCCCTTCGGTTGGCAGTTGATCGGCCAGAGCCTCGGCATGGAACGCCACGATCGGCTGGCCACGGCCCGTGCCGTCCTCGCTGCCGTCCTCGCTGCCGTCAAACCCCTCCGCTTTCAGGGTGTGCGTCACGTCGCCCGTCACGCAGACGGGGTGTGCAACCATACAGAAGCCGTCTGCCCGGGAATAGTCATGCGACGTGGTTTCAAGGCACGGCGCAGGGTCATGCGACGTGAAGACCTGCGGCACGATCCCCGCCCCGCGCTGCGAGAACACCTCCTGATTGCTGGCCCTGATGCCGCCGACGTTGTGCGACTGGTTCAGCGACGGGTGCGGGTTGGTCAGGTCGTCCCAGTGACTGCCGCGCGCAGCGCCTGCTCCAGCATCGGCGGCAAAGCCTTTCCCCGCTTCTCGGCGCGGCGCAGAATCCCGGCGCAGGCCGTCGCGCTCAAATAGAACCGCGCAGGGATCGAACCCGTCTCTAGCACTTGCGACAACAAACACACGGCGGCGTCGTTGGGCCACTCCGAAGTATTGGGCGTCAAGGATCCGCCACGCGACTGCTCGCGCGGGTCCAAACACAGCACCAGCGTTCGACCATTTTCCCCCTGCCGCGACGAGCGGCACGTCTTCGCCGGCAAGCCCTGCAAGAAAGCAGCCGAAGGCGTTGTCCTTGGTGGAGAGGACTCCGGGGACGTTCTCCCAGACGATGATTGCAGGGGGCTTTCCGGCTGCGCGCCGCTGTTCGTCGATAGCATTGGCCAACTCCACATAGGCGAGGGTCAACGCCCCGCGTTCGTCTTCCAGGGACTCGCGCCGCCCCGCTACGCTGAACGCCTGACAGGGCGTGCCGCCGACCAGCACGTCGGGCGCGTCCACGATCTCGGCCGAAACCGCCGCAGGCAGCTTCAGCATGTCGCCGAGGTTGGGCACCTCGGGCCAATGGTGCTTCAGCACCGCGCTCGGGAAGGCTTCGATCTCCGAAACCCACGACGCCTTCCAGCCGAGCGGCGCCCAAGCGACCGACGCCGCCTCAATGCCGGAACAGACCGATCCGAACCTCATGCCACACCCATCAGGGCGCGCACCTCGTCGCCGAGGTCCAGCTCGTCGGCAGCGACCAGCACGAGCGTGCGCTGCGCGAACCAGTCGTCACGCTCGGCCAAGTGGGGGCGGTGGCGCGTCATCCACAGCCACGAGTCGAGCCAGTCGCACAGCTTCAGGACCTTCTCTTCCCGTGCGGTGAGGTTGGGCAGGTCGAAGCCCTGCGCAGCGATTTCGTCGCCCTCCAGCCGGTGCAGCAGGCCCGCCAGTTGCGGGTTGGCCTTCTTGGCGTCAAACGAGCAGTCGCAGGATCCAGCCTCGCCCTGATCGTGCGTGATGGCGTGGGCCAGCAGCGTGCGCGACGCTTCCGGATAGAGGGACAGCACGAGCAGGGCTACCCGCCCCTGGTGGCCTGCTACGGGGTCAACCGTGTCGCAGAGATCGAAACTGGTGTGCCAGCGGCGGGTGAACGAGGCGCGCCATGCGCGGAGAGTGCGGTTCATTGGAAGATGTCTCCTTCGTCAGTCGTCATTGTGGACAGCGGTTTGGGCAGGAGGTGGTAGACGCAGACCGTGGCGGGCTGCGCGTCCCATACGGTCCAGCACACATCCATCGTCGGCGATTTGCCCCGCTCGGGCGCGAAGTTCGGCCGCCAGAGCATCGGGCAGACCGCGGCAGGGCCGGTGTCGCGCCACAGCGCCTGCCGCGACGCTGCGTGCCAGTACGTGCTCTTGAGCAGCATGGCGAACGGCACGTTGAACGCGCGGGCGTGGCGGATGAACTGCTCGGCCAGATTGAACGGCGGGTTGGTGACAATGCTGGAGATGCCCTCGGGTCGGTGGGTCAGCGCGTTCACCCCGCCGCGCCCGAAACCGGTTTGGCGCAGGTCGGTGTCGTAGGTCTTCACGCCTCGGGCGTTCAGCACGCGCGAGATGGCCCCGTCACCACATGCAGGCTCCCAGCAAAGTGAACCGAACAGTTCAGGAAACGCCAGCGCCAGCGCCTCCGTACATTCTGGCGGCGTGGGGTAGAAGTCGGCTTCGGCGCGGGCATGGTCAGGCGAAGCGCCGCCGATGATGACAGAGGATGCGACGCTCATGCGAATATGTCCTCTTCTGGGGGTATCCCGTTGTTGCGCCCAGCCACCAAGGCGCGGCGCATTGCGGCGACGGGGTTGGCCATGATGCCGACGCCCCACGGCCCCGAGACGCGGCCGCGGTACTTGGCAATCGCCTGCCAGCAGGCGGGCGTCACGCAGTCGGCCTCGAACCGGCTGACGCGGACGACGAGTTCTTGGAGGCCGTCCTGCTTGACGGCCTCCACGATCTGCTCCTCCAGCGACGTCACGAGAAGATGTCCAGCACGTCGAAGTAGAAGCTGACGATCTGGCGCTGATCGTCGCTCTTGGCCCGCATCCGCATGACCTCGTTCATCGCCGCCTTGTCGTAGCCGCGGCCCTTGGCCTCGGCATAGACGTCCTTGATCGCGTCGCTGTACTCCGCGGCCGCGTTCTTCTTCTCGTCCTTCAGCCGCTCGACGCGCTGCACGAAGGCCATCAGTTCCTCGCGCGCCGCCGCGCTATTGTGTCCGGGTTCGCTCATCTCTGTCTCTCCTGCGTGTTGGTTTGGTGGGCGTTGTCGCCCACCAAAACGGACATTTACGAGAACATGTCGCCCGCGCCGCCAGCGCCGACCGAAGCGCCCGCATCGGACGTGTCGATCTTCTCGGGCTGGAAGAACTTGTCGGGATCGCCGCCGCCCGTGCCGCCAAGCGGCTCGTCGGCCTTGGTGATCTGCACCATCGAGATGCCGAACGACACGCCGTCGCCGTTGGTCGGGTGGTGCCACGCATAGGCGTTCAGGACCGGATAGCCCCAATAGCCCGAGACGATCTCGTCGTCGCTGGCGGGCTGCACGGCGGCGTTGAACACCTTGACGGCCTCGTTGGAGGTCGGGCGAATGAAGACGAACTCGGCCCCGAGGCCGGGGTTGACCTCGCCCGTGTCCTTGTTGCGGGCCTCCTTGCCATCGCCCTGAAGGATCGGGTTCTTGATGAGGCCGGTCTTGAACCGCTCGACGCCCTTGTCGCCCCACTGGCCCTTGACCACGGCGGCGACCAAGCCCTGCAGCACGGCCATGCCCGCGGCATCGGCCTTTGGCAGAATCAAGGTGCAACCGAACTTCTCGACGCCCTTGTCGTTCTCACGCCCTTTGCGCAGGTTCTGCGCGTAGGACAGACGCATCAGCGGCCCCTTCGTGGGGTCGGTGCGGTACATCTTCGCTGCCATCAGTTCGGCTCCTTCTTCGTTGCTGCTTTCACGGCCCACATGGCGCCGTCTTCGATCGCCGTCTGCGCCAGCGCCTTCAGCCGCTTGCGCTCGGAATCGCGGATCGGATTCATGCTTTCCGTCTCAACGCTTTCGATCAGGTCGATCAGGTCTGCGGCCTGCTGCTTGATCTGGCCGACGAGATCGTCACCGGACGGGTTGAAGTCGATCCCGACCCGGTATTCTCCTTTGGTCGCCATCACTGGCCTCCTTCTGGTTGGAAAAACTGCATGGCGGGGGCGGCGACCGCCCCGCGAACCGTCTTGTCGGAGCGGACCAGATTCAGCCCGCTCGATTCCTGGGTGACGAGTTCCTTGACGGCCTCGTAGCCCTTCTTGCCGAGCAGCTTCTCCACCTGTGCAGGCGACATGAGCTTCGGCTCTTGGTAGAAGTCCGACGTTTCCCGACCCGTGGCCAAGGCGAGGTCCATGACAGGATCCTCGTCCTTCCACTTGCGTGTCGCCCGTTTCGGGGTCAGCACATAGGTCGCGTCGCCATCGGTGATCTCGACGCCCATCTCGGCCTGTTCCTGCGCGTAGGCACGAACGGCGTTGAGCCAGTTGCCGATCATGTCTGCGGCGTCGAGGACGCGCACGATCTGGGGGATCGTGAGCGACGAGGGGTCGGGCGGGGTGCTGATCGCGCCTTCCGGCTTGAAATGCACCTTCGCCTCTTCCAAGGCACGCGAGGCAAGTGCTGGGCAGGTGGCCGCGGCCTTGCAGAACGTGCAGTGCGTGCCGGCGCGGAGATAGGTTGCCGCCCAGCCATCGGGCCTATCGGTGGCGTGATAACGCCCCGCCATCTCGGCCAGCGTCATCGCCTCCAGCAGATCGCCCGTCCATTCGATCAGGTCCGCGACGTGGAACGTCTCGGAGCGGATACGCCCGTCCGGGTGCGGCGCGCGGGGCTGGACGATCGTGACCGTCACCTGCTTCCACGGGCCGGGGTTGGCGAGGATGGCGCCGAGCGCGTAGGTGCGAAGCTGCTTGTTGCCCTCCGCCTCCACGACGATCCCTCGGCCCCCCTTCAGGTCCACGATCTCGATGTGGCCTGCGTCGGGGTCGAGGATCACGGCGTCGCCCGTGCCGCCCGCCTCCATCGGCGGGTTGATTGCCGCCAAGGAGAACTTCTGCTCCACCAGCAACTGCTTGCCGAGGGCGCGCTCCCGGACGTAATGGACATAGACCTGCGCGCACTCGGCCACCTCGTCGTCCACGGTGATCGTGTGCCGCTTGGTGTTGATAACCCCGCCGAGAAAATCGGCGCAGTCCCTGCCCGACCGCAGCGCCCATTCGGCCACCTCGTGCGCCGCCGTCCCCCACGCCGCTGCCTCCGACTCCTTGTCGTCCTGCCCGGCGTTCAGGATCAAGGAACCCGGGCAGGCCCACAAGCGCTCGGAGGCCGACGCGCTCCACGCCGCATGGGCACGGGATGCGTGATCCCCGATGTCAGCCACGGGCCACCGCCTCGTTCAGCGCCTTGACGGCGGCGGCGAAGGCCGCGGGATCTTCCGGCAGCGCCGAGATGCGGGGCGCGCCCATCAGCTTGACGCCCTCGCTGGCCGCCTGGGCCATCCCGAACTTCTCGGCATAGGCACCCAGCGCGGCCTTCACGTCGTCGCGGGTGTAAACCTTGGCCTCGGCGGGCGTCTCGGCCACCACTTCGGCCTCGACGATCTCCTCGACCGGCTGGCGGTCTTCGGGCGTGGCGCGGATCGCCGGTTCGGCCTCCTCGACCACGACGGGCGAAGCGGGGGCCGCGGGCTCCTCGGCCTTCGCCTTACCGGCGCGGCCACGCTTGGGCTTTTCTTCCTCGGCGGGCACCGCCACATGTGCCTTGGCGCCCTCGTTGAAAGCCGCCTTCGCCGTCTCGCCGCCGTAACGAGGCACGTCGTCTTTCAGAGCCTGTACCCAAATGGGCAGGAAGTCAGAGAGCGCCTTGGCCGTGGCCGCGCCCGTGACGTAAATCTCCATCTTCATCGCATGATCTCCTTGCTGCGGTTGGTGAGATGCGCCCAAGTCTTCCCGTTGCGTATCTCGAATATGGTCGCCTCTGAGACGCCATGTCGGGCGGCGAGATCGACGCCGCGTTCGCGGCTGTAGAAAATCGCCAGAACTTGTTGATCGGTCAGCTTCGCGGACGGGTTGGCCATGCCCTGCTGCCGGTAGCCGTAGCCCCGCTGCGTCCGACCCTTGCGGTTTCGGTCTTGGATGTTGTCGAAATTGGTCCCGAGAAACAGATGGTCCGGGTTGACACATTTGGGGTTGTCACAGCGATGACAGACGCAATACCCGTGGTAGCTGTCGTGGCTCGGGATCGGGCCGTAGTGCAACTCGTACGAAAAGCGGTGGGCGTACATGCGGTGCCGCCCCTTGACGCAGAGTTGGCCGTACTTCCCGCGGATAAGGACGCCGGTCCACTCCCAGCAGCCGCTTTCCTTCTTTTCTACGCAAGCCCAAAACCGGTCTTCTGCCGGCGGGTATACTCTGCCTGTCATGAGAGCACCTGTTTGTTCGTTGCGACTTTGCGGACGACGATCGCCTGCAGCGCCTCGTCGATGGATCCCTCCAGCGCGGCCACTCGGACGCGCGGGTTTTGCTTCTGGTTGTGGTTGGTCACTCTCAACGCGGCCTGCGCCAAGTCTTTGGGGATGAAGCTCGTTTCCACGAAGATGAGCTCGGCAGCAGCCGAGAGGTCGATCGCCTCCCCTGCCGCCACGATCTGACCGATGAACACGCGCGTCGCCGGATCGGTCTGGAAGGCCGTCACGGCCGCATCGCGCTTGTCGGGCGACACCGCACCGTCAATCCGGACAACGCCATACTCGGCCAAGGCCGCGGCCAGCTCGTCCATCACGTCGCGGTGCCAGCACATGAGGACGATCTTGTCCAAGCCGCATTCCATCTCGTCGCGAACGACAGCCGCCACGCCCGCCGCCTTGATCGTTCCGGTCAGCCGCCGCAGGGTGCCGAGCGCCATGTCCAGCGTCTTCGTCTCGCCCGTCTCGGCCGCCGCAAGAATGTCCTCGGCCCCCTCAACGGCCGCCTCGACCTTTCGCCGCTGCGCCTCTGTGATGTGCAGCGGGAGCAGATCGTAAACGGGGGGCAGGATGCCGACATCCTGCTGCGTCCGGCGCAACCAGAAGCCGTCCAGCCGCGCCCGCAGCTCGTCGAGGTTCTTGCCGCCCACCACCACGTCGATCTTGTTGAAGCGGCTGATCGCCTTCTTCCGGACGATGCAGTAGCGGTGCAGGAAGTCCTCGTATTTGAACGCCTCGCCGATCCGGTCGGCGCAGAGCGCCCGCATCATCGGGTAGAGGTCGTTGGGCGCGTTCGGAATCGGCGTGCCGGTCAGGCACCAGACCACGCTCGCAGCATCCGCGATGCCCCAGCCCCGGCTCGCGCCGCGGAAGGTGCCATAGACGGCCATCGTGCGTTTGGTGCCGATCGACTTGGCGTAATGGCTCTCGTCGAGGATCAGCAAATCCCACTGCGCCTTGGCCAGCGCCTCGGCGTGCTTGGCCACTTCGGACCAGGAGACGATCAGGCGCAGCGGGCCGTCGATCTGGCCGAGATCGCCATAGACGGCGCGGGTCGGGATGTCATAGGCGCTCCACTCGGCGAACCCGCGAACCCACACGGGGCGACCGGACGCAGTGGTGATGACCAAGGTACGGGCGGCGAGGATGTCGTCCGCCGCCAAAATGGACGCGCCGGTCTTACCGACGCGCGGGGCGTCCGCCAGAAGCGCACGGGAGCGGGACGCAAGAAACTCTGCACCGACGAGTTGGTGGGGTAGCGCGGTGAGGGTTTTCGGCATCCTTGCCCATCCGTTTCGTCAGTTTCGCCATGTCCGTGTGTATGTATTTGTATGTCGGTTGTATGTCAACCGAAAAATCAGTCGAAGTCCGTCCGGTCGAAAACATATACGACGGCGTTCAGAAACTGGTCGAGTGGCGCCGTGTTCTGCACGCGCATGTCGGGCTCAAACGGCATGGCTTCCGAAGAGTGGCCGGTGCCAATCCCCGCAGAGCGGCCTTCCAGCATCACGATCTTTCCACCGAGCCGCCGCACCGCTTCGGCTTCGTTCGCAAAACGGCAATCGTCAACGACCACGTCCAGACCGCGCGCAAAAAGTGACATCACTTTTTGTTCCCAAGCCGCGACCCAGAGGTCTTGCGCGATCTGACAGCGGCCCCACTCCGTGCCGAGGGTCTGCATGGCGTGGCGGGGGGTCCGCCCGCGCAAGAAGGGGTCCGGCTCCTCCTTCATATCCCCCTCGATACGAGCCTCGATATACGGGTTATGCTCCAGCCCGCACGAAGCGTAGAAAGCTCGCAGCATATTCTTCAGCGGGTCGGCAAACTTCACGCGGACCCAGCCCGCCTCCACCAGCGCCGAGGCCGCTGTGGATTTTCCAGAGCCCGCGGGGCCGGTGAACGCAATCAGGCGGCTCATCAGTTGAAAATCCCTATGCTGTGGAGCTGGCGGCGACCGTACTCGGCCAAAAGGATCGCCTCGGCCCGACCGTCGTGTTTCTTCAGGGCGAGGTCATCGGCACGGGCAGGGAACAGCGCCGTCGCCTTGGCCCGTGACTGGTCCTTGGCGGTCCCGATCAGGCCCATCGCCTTCTTCCAGACGTGCGGGGCGACCATCTCGAAACGGGCGCCCGACGCCTTAGCGATCGCCTCGGCCGCGCCTGCGGCTCGCCCGAACTGGAAGGCAGCCGCTGGACCATCCCCTTCCATCCCGCCAACCTGTTCGAAATAGCATGCCTCGGCGCGGTGGCTCTGCATGAGGCGGACGAGGCCATGCACGTCCACCTCCCTCTTGCGTTTGCCGCCCCGCATGACCTCCCATACGGGCATGTCGGCCAGATCGACGACACGGGTGCCGTCGATCCAGGCCAGTGCGCCCGAGAGGCCGGGGTCTATGCCGAGGATCAGCACTTCTTGCCGCCCTTGCCCTTCTTCTTCGCCATGTAGATCACCTCCCTTCAGCCACGTCGTCGAGAAGCGTGTCGATCAGCGCCAGCGAGTTGCGACGGATGATCGGGTTGAACGTGTTGTCCGCGATAATCGCAAGATCGTCCGCCGCTTCGTAGTTGTCGGCCCCCATTCTGGACTTCAATCGAAAATCGACGCAGGTACGCCAATAGACATAGGCTTCGCGGGCGAGGATGGACTGCATGTAAACTCCGCAAAAAATGGTTGAACAGACACCGGTGCGCCGTCCCTTAATTCGAGTAAACGTAGGGTAGCGGCGAACATGTCACTAGGCATTGAATCGCGGACGTGCCATTTCCGAACTGTGTCCAATGGAACGTCGTAGCCAGCGCCGGACAATGCTTCGTGAAGCGCGCGACACCCGCCGAAGTGTTCATCGATGTAAGGGCGAAAACGCATATGTTTGTCCGTCGTTTGTCGGGAAAATACCTATAATGGACATTTTGTCAATAGCGGTGCTTGCAAAAGTTCCGATTCTGCTATACATCTGACATACGACCGGACAAACCGAACCCATTAACCTTCAGGACCACCAAATGCCCCGCGCCACACGCTACCATATCGACTCGATGCCCGAAACGTCTCTGGCCCCCAAGCATCTGACAAAGCAGGAGTTTGGCCGGCGGCTCTATCAGTTGATGATCGCCCGCGGCTGGAATCAGTCGGAACTGGCCCGCAAGGCGGACCTGCCCCGCGACAGCATCAGTACCTACATACGCGGGCGGACACTGCCGACCCCCAAGTCGCTGCAGCAGATGGCCGACGCGCTCGGCGTGGCACCGGCCGATATCCTGCCGAACGCCATCGAGTCCGCCGTGGACGAGGACATCCCGAGCATCGAGATGCGCGTCAGCACCTCGGCGCCGTCGAAGGCGTGGCTGCGGATCAACCGGCTGGTGTCGCTGACGACAGCGGCCAAGGTGATCGAGATGATCGAGGCCGAGCGTGAAGCTCCTGACGCAAGCTGAGGCGGCCGAAATTCTGCGCTGCTCCGAGTCCAAGGTGAAGCGCATGAGAGCCCGCGGCGATCTCGCCTTCGTTCCTGGCCGCCCCGTGCTGATCCCCGAAACCGAACTGCAAGCCTATGTGGAGACGCTATGTCAAGCCTCAAGAAATATGCGGATGGTCGGCTCTATACCTGCAAGCCCGACCCGGACACAGGCATCTTCTATATCCACTGGACAACCCCCGAACGCCGAAGCAAGCGCAAAACTACGGGCGCGCGCAGCCTTCGCGAAGCTCAAGCCTTCTTCGACGAATGGTGCGCCCTGATCGCGGCCGAGGCGTCCACCAAGGGTAAGCGGCGGCTGACCTGCGAGGAAATCTGGGCCCTCAAGTACGATGACGACGAGGAGCGCGTCCGCTATGCGTGGGCCAATCTGAAGCCGCACTTCGGCCACCTGAAGCCCCGCGAGGTGACGCAGGAGGTCGAGGACGCCTACAAGGCGAAGCGGAAGGTCGCGCCCAGCACGATCCGGCTGGAGCTGTCGCTGCTGCGCTCGACGTGGAACCACGCCGCCAAGATCCGGCGGCTGGACCCGATGGACATTCCGGTGTTGGACCCGCTGCCCGCGCCCAGCCCGCCGCGCGAGCGCGTTCTTTCCGAAGAGGAGATCGAGCGCCTGTTCGCGGCTGCCGAGAAGCCCGGTCGTGACCGCGTGCGGCTGTTCCTCCACATCGCCTTGAACGCCGCCGCACGCCGCACGGCCATCCAGGAGCTGACATGGGAGCAGATCGACTTCGGGGTGGGTGTCATCCACTTCCTGAAACCCGGCCAGCGGCAGAGCCGGAAGCGTCGGGCCAGCGTGCCGATGTCGCACGCGCTTCGCGAGGTGCTGGAGGACGCATCGACGCGCCGCGCCAGCAGCTTCGTGATCGGGGCCGGTGGCAGGATCAACGAGGCCGTGAACGCCGTTGCCCGTGATGCGGGCGTGGACGGGGTGACGCCGCATGTCATGCGGCACACAGCCGCCACGATCATGGCCCGCAACGGTGTGTCGCTCTGGGTGATCGCGCAGATCCTCGGCAACACGTTGGAGCAGGTCGAGAAGGTATACGCGAAGTGGCAGCCGGGTCGGCACCTTGACGCGGTGAACGTAATTTCCCAGAGGAGGGTGGCATGAGGTACGTGTTCCTGCCGGGAGGCAGCAGCGTGGACATGGACGCGGTGGTGGCAATCGACCGGTCGAACGTCAAGGAGGCCGTGGTGCATCTGCGCTCGGGCCAGTCCATGCGGATGAAGCCGGAAGACGCCGGAAAGCTGGAGTGGCACCTCGGTCAACCGCAAAGCGATCCCTTTGCATAGGCCAAATGCAAGGGCGCAGACTTGCGCGCTGCGCCCAGATTTGGGGGCGGACACGACCTACAAAAACCAACACAGGCCCGTGAAGACCCCTGAAAACCTTGGCGCACATGCAGCCGACAAGTCTGGACAAGCGACCTACACCTTATCCGGCTTACAGGCCATCCGCGCATTCCCTTCCCGCACCCATGGCGGCGCTTCGGCGTCAACCTGTATTTCTCGCCCTCCGGTTTAAAAGCTCTCTGGAAAAACCCCGCGTCCTGTCGCAGGCTGCGGCA